AGAACAATTGGTTCGAAACGTGGTACTGCTGGAGCCATGACGCGCTGTTGCAGAAGGTTGGCTACGTTAAAGCCTACTGGGATGATGCAGAGGACATCACCAAAGAGAAGTACAAGGGCCTGACCGAAGACGAGGCTGTCCTGCTGTTCCAGGATGAGGGGGTTGAGCCTATCTCGGCAGAGCGCTCAGAGGCCGGTTGGGACATCGAGGTACAGCGTACCCACAGTTACGGGTGTGTGCGGCTGGTCAACGTGGCGCCTGAAAATGTCTACGTTGACCCCAACGCGCGGAACCTGAACCTGCAAGATCCGAGCTGCAACTTCTCGGAGCACAGGGAACAGAAGACCATCAGCCAGCTACGGCTCGAGGGCTTCGATGTAGAGGACACGCTGTCCGACAGCGGCAGCACCAGCAACGTCTGGGAAGAAGAGCGCCGGCAAGACCCGTCCACGCTGCGAAGCGATGGAAGCGAGAACACAGACCCGAGCATGCGCAAGGTCTGGGTGCGTGAGTGCTGGATTCGCTACGACCACGACGGCGACGGCAAGGCCGAACTGCGCCACGTCATCATCGTGGGCACGACGATCCTGCTTAACGAGGAGGCGGACCACTCGCTACTCGTGGCGCTGTGCCCTACGCCTCTGCCGCACCAGCATACCGGCCTGAGCCTGGCCGATGCGGTCAAAGACTTGCAACTCATCAAGACCGCGCTCCTGCGGGGATCGCTGGATAACGTCTATCTGGCGAACAACGGGCGCCATGCGGTCGATGAAAGCCTCGTCAACCTCGATGACATGCTCGTGAGCCGTCCGGGCGGCTTGGTGCGGACCAAGGGTGACCCGCGCATGGCGATCATGCCGCTGACGCACTCCACGACCGGCGATGTGGCCGTACCGATGATGGAGTACGTAGACCGCGTGGCCTCCAAGCGCACCGGAGTGAGCGAGGCACAGCAGGGCCTGGATCCGAACGCGCTCAACAACAACGCTGGGGCGCACGCCAACTCGGCCATGATGACTGCGGCGATGCAGCGCATCAAGTTCATCGCGCGCATCTTCGCCGAGACGGGCGTCAAGTGCCTGTTTCAGCTTGTCCACGCGCTGACGCTGAAGCACTCGCGTAAGGCCGAGATGATTCGCCTGCGCAATCAGTGGATTCCGGTCGATCCGCGCCAGTGGAAGAAGCGCGCAGACATGCAGATCAGCGTCGGTCTTGGTGCCGGCGACAAGATGCAGCAGATCGTCTTCCTCGAGGGCGTGCTCCAGAAGCAGATTCTGGCTCTGCAAGCCGGCCTGACCAGCCCGCCCAAGGTCTACAACGCCCTGAAGCGGCTCACCCAAGCTGGTGGTTTCAAGGATCCGAACGAGTTCTGGGACGACCCGTCCACCAAGCCGCCGATGCCGCCCGCTCCTAACCCGGAAGTGGTCAAGGAGCAGATGAAGGGGCAAGTGGCGGTCCAAGTCGAGCAGATGAAGGGCCAAGTCTCGCTCCAGCAGGAGCAGCAGCGGGCCCAACTCAAGCTGCAGGAACTGCGCGCGACGCTCGAGCTGCAGGCCGCCAACGACGCCCGCGACGCCGAGCGCGAGCAGATCAAGGCCCAGTACGAGGCGCAACTCGAGGCCCAGCGTCTGGAAATCGACAAGTGGAAGACGCAGGTTCAGGCCCAGGTCACGCAGTACACGACCGACGCCAACAACGAAACCAAGATCCAGATCGCCGAGATGCAGGCCCGCGTGCAGGTCCATTCGCAGGACCAACAGGCCGAAGCGCAGGACAGGCAGTCGGCCATTCAGGCGCAAGAGGCCGACAAGGGCCGCATGCACGACGAGAAGATGGCCGACAAGACCCACGAGCACACGAAAGAGCAGGCCAAGGAGCAGGCAAGAGCCCAGCCCAAGCCGGCAGACAGCAGCAAGGACATTGCGGCACTTGAGAAGACCGTTCAAGAGGTCATCAAGGGCCAGAAGCAGTTGGAAGAGACGATGCGCAAGCCCAAGAAGATCCTCCGCGACAAGGATGGTCGGGTCATTGGCGCGGCAATTGAGGACTGATGCATGACCGAAACGCCGGCAGAGGTGAATGCGAAGTTGGTGATCAGTGGCACTTTCGAGTGCCGAGACGCCGCAGGCAACCTCATCAAGACCATTGAACTGAAGACGGAGGTTCCGTTGAGCCAGGAGCAAATGAATGACGATCAGCGTAGCGAATGAGTGCAAGGCCGCCGGCCTGAACGGCATCACCGCACTCCTGAACTCTGGGCAATTCCGCCTGCTCACCGCAGCGGATGCTGAACTGGCGAACCTCACGTTCTCGGCGACTGCTTTCGGTGCCGCGACCACGGCCAGCCCGGCTGTTGCCACGTCCAACACCATCAGCGCTGACACGTCGGTGACGGCTGGGACCATCGCGAAGTTTGAGCTGCGCACTTCGGGTGGTGCCAACCGCATCACCGGCAGCGTTGGCGTTGGTACTGGTGATCTGCAGGTCTCGGACGCTGTGATTCCGGGTACGGCAACCTCTGTTAGCTGCCCTGGCGGCCTGACGATCTCGCTCCAGATCACGTAATGACGGCATTCCGCCTGACCAAGGCCATTCGCCTCTCGGTGCAGGCGGTGGCGGCCATTACTGGAGACTTGGCGCAGGACACTGGACCGGGGGCCGCGACGGCGTTCACGCTCAGTGGCCCAACAACCGGCGTGAATGGCGTTGCAACCACGTTCACGGTGACCCCGAACGGTGCGCTGTCGTCGTCAGTGGTGGTCACGCCGGCTGCGACCAATGCTGGATCGGTGTCGCCGACCTCGCTCACCTTCGCTGCTGGCTCGACGGCTGCGCAGACGTTCACGGTGACGCGGGCGAGCGATGGGGCGTCATCGGTCAGCATCGCCAACAACGGTGGGCTGTCCAACCTCGGGACGCCGATCACGTTCACGACCGTTGCTGGCGGGACGTTGGCCTCCTTCGAACTCACGACGACCAACGCTGGCACGGCTACATATCCCTTCTACCTCTGCCATCCGTTCGGCAAAGGCGAGGTGCCGAACTCGATCACATGCAGCAACCTCGTTGACTACCGCGTGGTCGTGCTGCGCACATGGAACGACGGCAGCGCCAAGCATGTCATGATCGTCGGGCGGGCCACGTTGACGCAGAACACGCCAGTCACTGTGTTCATGGCCGCCGGCACGCCCCCGTCGTCTGGCACGAATCTCGCCCAGACCGACATTCCGGTTGGCACCTACAGCATCGGCATCAGTGGTGCAACGCTGACGTTCAGCCCACGCACGGACAGCCCGTACTACAGCCGGCAGACCCCGGTGATGAGCGAATTCTGGTTCCGCCAGATCGACTCGGCCACCAAGATGATGGGGTGCATGGGCGTGCGCGTCTATGTGGACGGTCGGGTGCAGTGCAAGCCGTTCATCGTCAACGGCCGCTTGGACAACGGCTCTGGTGCCAAAGACACCACGATCACCAACCGCACATTCGTGCCGACATTCGTGGTCAACGGCACGACCGTCTTCAACAACGGCGGGGCCAATTACACGATGTTGGTCGGCCAGCGGATCATGGGCGACAACGCTGATGATGGCTGGTACTGGACCAACGGCAGCAATCCGAACATCACGCCCAGCTTCGATGTGGACTATCTCTTGTCCACCAAGCTGGTGCCGATGTACGGCTATGGCGCCCCGGACAACGCTACGCTGGCCGCACTGACGCAGAACTACGTGCTGGGTAGCAACGGTCCGCTCGAGGCCGACATGGGCGCCCAGGGTGGTCAATTCCAGATCGGCCCGCTCACCGACGCCGATGCGAAGTTCCTCACCAGCGGCGACGCGCGCGCCTACCGCGCCGTGCTGTGCGCATCCTCGTCGCTGAACAGCTACAACATCGCCAACGGCTACACCGCAGATGGCAACGTGCTCAGGCTGTCCACTTTTGGCACCTGGACCCAGGACGGGCCGGGCCAGGGTGGCTCCAACAACGCAGGCAACAGCGCCTATGTCTGGGACATAGCCCACCACGGCAGCGGCGGCTATCTCGCGTACATGCTGACGGGTGACCGCTGGCACTACGAGACGATGCTGCTGCAGATGGCCACGGCCTACCTGTGTGTGCACTCGGGCGCTGGCACTGGCGTGAATCGCGCGATGACGGGGTCGGATGCATCCTCCAACGCGCAGGTCCGTGGTCACAGCTGGACCATGCGCACGCTGGGGCAGGTCGCGGCCATCGCGCCCGATGCGGAACTTGGGACAGGAATCGCAGGCGAGTACCGCACGCTTCTGGTCAACAACTACGACCAACTGCTCGCTCGAGTCCATGACGGCTCGCCCCCCCGCAAGCTCGGCTTCCTGCACGTTCGCGAGTACGGAATCTGGACTCAGACCGGCGATCTTCCGCTGTGGCAATACAACTTCGGCTGCGTCGCGCACGCGATGAACAGCGAAAGCGACTGCGTGCCGGATGCGAACTATCAGACGCTAGAGCGGGTGCGCGATTTCAGCTACATGGCGCCCATCGGCGCGCTGGGCGGCAGCGGACTTGCGCATGAGCATGACTTCGTTCGTGGTGCGGCCTACGCCCACAAGGTGGCCGACGACAACAACGGCAACGGGTTCGCCAAGAACTGGGGCGAGGTTCACCTCAAGAACTACGGCGGCCTGAACACCACCGCAACGAACACGCTGCAAGGGGACAGCGGCAGCAACCCTGCCACCATGGGCACGACGGTGGACAACTACTGGGCCATCCTCAGTACCGCCATCAGCTATGCCGCGCAGCACCGGGCCGAAGGCGCTCTCACGGCCTACCGCCGCCTGCACGGCGCGAGCAACTGGGCTGCCGGTGAGGCGAGCTTCGCCAACGGACCAAAGTGGGGCATCAAGCCGCGCTCTCTGCCTGCTGTCTCCTACACCCTTCCGACCACCACCAACACCTCCGTGCTGGTTGGCACGAACACCGCGCGCTCCATCAAGCCGGCCGGATGGACCGATGGGCAGTTCGACCTGTCCACGTTCTGGTCCTTCGGCGGCGGCGTCTTTGTCCCGTGGTATGGCGACGCTGGCGCCTGGGTCATGTGGAACCCGGGTGGGCACAACAATCAGGGCCTGCTTGCGACGTTTGGCTTCGACGTCGCCACGCGCACATGGTTCTTCCTGAACAACGCCAACGGTGTGGCGCTGGACAGCACCCCGGTGCAGCAGAGTGAGGCCAGCGCATCCCCGTGGTACGAGATGCTCGAGGCCACATCGGGCCAGTTCCCGGCCCCTGGGCACATCTACGCCTCTCATGCGGCGCTGCGACGCGGCAATCAGGGTGTAGTGATCGCGCCGACGCGAGGCGCCATGTTCGACGGCGCCAACGGTGGCAATTTCTCATCGCCATCGGCGCACTGGGTGGACCTGGAGACTGGGCTTGCCACGCGAGCCTGCGCTAGTGCGAACGCTTCATCAACCATCCATGTAGAGGGCTCGTCTGCCTACGATCCGGTGGATGGTCGGATCTACTTCACCGACAGCCAGTTCTGGAACCGCCAGTTCATCTCGTACATCCGCCTGAGCGACATGACGTTCCAGACGCTCTCGCTCAGCGGTTTCCCGCCAGGCGCCGTCAACTACACCAAGATGGTGTGCATCCCGGAGCGCCGGGTGCTGGTGATCGTCGATGCGACTGGCGCGCTGTTCGGCGTGGATTTGACGCTGACGACACCTGCCATCACCGCGCTGGTAACCGGCGGCCCCGGCTTCGCGGGCAACAGTGGCAGCAACTCGTTGGTCTGGAATCGCCGCCGCGGGAAGATCTATCAGAAGTGGTCTTCCACCGGCAACTCGCTCAACACCATCACGCCGCCGCAGACAAGCGCCTACGGGCTCACCGGTCAATGGGATAAGGGCAGCGTGACCATAGGTGGTGCTGGCCTTCCCAGCCGCACGCTCGAGCAGGAGCACTACACCTGCCTGTTCGACAGCGAGGTCACCGACTGCCTGGGCTGGATTGCAGGCACCACCCAGCAGGTGGCGCTAGCACTCATATAACTTCAAGGTGACCTGAGATGGCATGGAACCCAGTCAACGGCAGCGCGCCGACCGACGATTTCAACAGGGCCGATGGCAACGTCGGCGCCAATTGGACGCACACCCGTGACTTGGCCTGGGATGCGACGCCTCCGCAGATCGTCACCAATGCCGTCTACGGCAAATCTGGCGGGACCGCTCACTATCAGGTGATTCGGTGGGACGGAACCGGCTCGTTTTCCAACGACCAGTATGCCGAGGGAACCATTGTTGGCATGGCCTTCAACGGGTCGCAGTGGTTCGCAGGCGTGGTCGTTCGGTGCAGCGCAGACACCGACGCGGGCGCAGACTTCATCGGCGCCTACGTCGAGGACGATGCAGCCAGCGGCTCCAACCATACGGTGCAGGTGGTGGAGGTGGTCAACGGCTCCTCATCGTCCCTGGCGACCATTACCGGCGTGGCCTGGACTAACGCCGACGAGATCGGTTTGGAGGTGATCGGCAGCACGGTCAAGGTGTTCAAGAACCGCGTGCAGATCGGATCGAACTACACCGCCACCCTTACCACCGGTAAGCCGGGGGCTCTGCTCAGTGGTAACGGGACTGCGCTGATCGGGCTCGATGCCATCGAACTGGGTGACGCCACCAGCGCGAACGGCGCCACGCGCGCTATGCATCATCTTTGCCAACAGAGGATTTCCTGATGTCCATCTATCTCAAACAATCCACGGCCTCGCAGGAAATTCCGCTGGGCTACTTCGTTGACAGCACGGACGGCAACACCGAAGAGACCGCGCTGACCATCGCCAACACCGATATCAAGCTCTGGAAGGCCGGCGCGACCACGCTCGCCAACAAGAACAGCGGCGGCGGAACACACATCTCAAACGGCATCTACTACGCCGTTCTGGACGCGACCGACACCGACACTCTCGGCTCGATGATCGTTTTCGTTCACGTCTCCGGCGCCCTGCCGGTGCGTGTGGAATGCGTTGTCCTCGCGGCGAACGTCTATGACTCGCTGATCGGCGGCGGTGATCTACTCCAGGTCGATGCTACGCAGTTCGCCGGCACGGCCTACGCCACCGCGCTTGCGGCCGAGGTTGATGCGGTGTGGGACGAGCAAGTGGACGGCACGACCACAGCTCGCCAGTCGGTGCGGCTGCAGAACTCTGCGATGGGTGGCAAGGCGAGCGGTCTCGGGACCACGACTGCGGTGTATCGAGACCTGGCCGACTCCAAGGATCGCATCTCTGCGACCGTGGATGCGGACGGCAATCGCACTGCGGTGACTCGTGACCTGACCTAAGAAGGGACGCGGCGGTGTTTGGGGGCCGCTTCTTCGGGCAACGCTTCTTCGGTGAGCGCTATTTCGGTCACCAGGGGCTGGTTGTCCTTGGGCGCTACTTTGGTGGCCGAAACTTCGGCGTGCGCTACTTCGGCCCCCGGTACTGGGGCACGAAGCGCATCAGCGCGTTTGCATTGGCCCAGACCAGCGGTCCGTCCATCGCTGGCGTTGTCGGTGTCGCGGGGGATCTGTCCTTCCCGTGGCCGGTGGCGCCATCCGCGGCGCTCGGGTTAGCTGGGACGGTATCCGTTGGCGCCGTACTCAGTTTCGACAATGAGACCGATTTCGCGGTAACGCCACCGCTAGAGATCGCCGCACTGAGCGCCGCAGTGACGATGGGGGCGGCCAGCTTCTCGTTTGGTCTGCCAGTCCCCGGCACTGGGTGCTACTACGGCTCGAGATACTTCGGCTCCAGGTTCTTTGGGTCGAGATACTTTGGCACTAGGCGGCAGTTCGCCCTCAGTGTCACTGCCGGCCCGTCCATGGCTGGGGTTGCCGGGGTGGCCGGTGCGCTTGCCCTGGATCTTGGCGTCTCTCCGTCCACGTCGATTGCGTTGAGCGGCACTGTCACCACTGAGGGCGACTGGAGAGAGGCGGCCGTTATCCCGCCCAAGCGCGCCGTTGGTACGCCGGCCAAGAAGCGCCGTCGCAACTACATCATTGACGGCAAGAAATACCACAACGTCACCGACGAGGAGTTGGCCTTCCTGCTGTCGCGCGACCTTATCCAGCGCGAGCAGGTCAAGGTTATCCACAAGGACAAGAAGGCGCGTCCGATTGGCAAAGAGGCGTTCGAAGCGGCAAAATCCAAGCAGAAGCAGGACGAATCCGACGAAATCGCTGCGCTCATCGCGCTGTTGTGAGGCACATGGACAAGAAAGAAACCGAGATTGCTGCAGGGCAGCGGGCAGAGCAAATACTCACTGACCCGGTATTTATCGCGGCCCGCGAACATATTGATGCCGAGTTATACCGGCTATTTACCAGCGCGGTCCCGACGGATTTGGAGACCCTGAGCCAGATAAAGGCCATGCAATATATGCACGGCAAGTATCTGCAGTATCTCCAAAAGGTTGTAAATGACGGGAAACTCGCTAAACTGGAGGTCGAGCGGAAACCTCGACATTCCGCTAGCGAGTTTGGGCTTCGATAATCGAGCCCGCTCCCGAAAGGATTAATGGGTATTGAGAGTACGCCGGCAACGGAAGCTCCACAGGGCCTCACCGAAGAACAAGGTGTGGCCGAACTGCTGAATCGGTGGAAGGGTAAGGAACCGGCCCAAGCTGATCAGCCGGAAACCGAGGAAACCACGGACGAAACCCCATCCGAGCAGCCGAAAGGCGACGCCGGCAAGGAGGAATCAGTCCCGCAGGAGACCGAGGAGTCCGAAGACGAGGGTGAAACCGAAATCGACGTGGCGGGGGAGAAGTTCAAAGTCCCCGCCAAGCTGAGTGAGACTGCGAAGCGCATCGAGGCCAGGGCCAAAGAGGTTGAGGCCGGTGCGACGCGCAAGTTTCAGGAGGCCGCCGACCTTCGGAAAGCCGCTGAGGTTCAACACCAGACCGTCAAGCAACTGCAGAAGATCAGCGAGGCCCAGGCCGACCTGATCGCCGATCACAGGATGGTCGCGCGCAGGCTGTCGCAGCTGGATAGCGTGGACATCAACAGCGTCGATACCGAGACGCTGACCCGACTCAACGCGGAATACAACCAACTCCAGGCTGCAAAGGGCCGGATCGAAGGGCAATACACCCAGAACATCCAGGCCATGCAGGCTGAAGAGCAAAAGGCGTTCTCTGCTCGCAAAGAACATGCCGAAAAGCTCTTCACGACCCACATCAAGGGCTGGAGCGCGGACAAGGCCAAGAGCCTGTCCGAGTACGCAAAGAGCAAGGGAGCACCGGATGGCGTCCTTCAGGGCGTAACCGATGCATGGATGGTTCAGATCCTCGACGACGCGGCCTATGGGCATGCGATGAGGACGGCCAAAGGTCCGACGCTGAAGCGGGTGGAAGCCCCGACCAAGACCCTGAAGCCAGGCGCTGCAGGGAACCCGAATTCAGCGGCCCAAGCCAAGGTCAACGACGCGATGAAGCGTCTTCAGAAGACCGGCAACATCCACGATGCTGCTGCAGCTCTCTTGGCGAGGTCCGCTCTCCGTAAAAGGTAAGCGACGTGACCCAAGTTTCCGGAACTCTCGACACCTTCGACCTGATCGGCATGGCCGAGAACGTCGAAGACGTGATCCACAACATTTCCCCGATGGATACGCCGGCTCTGACCATGAGCAAGCGTAAGAAGGCGGACGCCACGAACTATCAGTGGCAGACCGACTCGCTGGCCTCGGCGAGCTCCAACAAGGCGGTCGAAGGCGACGACGCCTCGTATGCGACCGCTGCGCCGACGACCATGCTGTCGAACCGGACGCAGATCCTGCAGAAGACGGTGTTGGTGTCCGGCACTGCCGATGCTGTTCGCAAGTACGGCCGCGCGGAGGAATTCGCGTACCAACTGATGAAGCGCGGCAAGGAACTCAAGCGCGACATCGAGTTCACCATCGTGAGCAACCAGGCATCGAGCGTCGGTGGCTCGCAGACCGCTCGCCAAGCGGCCGGCTGGGAGTCGATGATCGCGGGCAACCGCATCTTCTCGGCCTCGACCGACTCGACCGGCACGACCCCGGGCTACGCCTCTGGCGACTGGGGTGCGCCGACCGATGGCACGACTGCGGCGCTGGATGAAACCACGCTGGTTTCGGGCCTGCAGGCGGCCTGGACGGACGGCGGTGACCCGAGCGTCCTGATGATGCGCGAGACCCAGAAGCGGAGGCTTGCCGCGTTCGCGGGTGCGTCGTCCTACGCTGGCGTGTCGGTGAACCAGAGTCGCACGGCTCAGGGTGTGGTGGTTGGTGGCGTGGACCTCTACGTCTCCGACTTCGGCACGCACAAGGTGGTCCTGAACCGCTTCATGCGCGCTCGCACGCTGTTCGGCATCGACCCTGACTACGTGTCCACCGCGTGGCTGCGGCCCATCAAGTACACGTCGCTGGCGAAGACCGGTGACGCGGACAAGGGCCAACTGCTCTGCGAGATGACCGTGGTGATGGAGAACCCGGATGCTCATTTCAAGATCCAGGATCTGACCTAACCCTCCTTGACCCGGGGCCTCGTGCCCCGGTTTTTTATGCACATCCACGGCATCGAGTACGACGCGCTGACCGGCACGAAGACGACCTACGCCTCCGAAGACGGGAAGATGATCGTCAAGACGGAGCAGGACGTAGAGCCACACCTGGAGTATTCCAAGGCTCTCCAGAATGCGCCGGGATACGCCAAGCAGGGCATCAAGGACAACTTTCAGCACGTCTGCCACATCCCCAACACGGTGCTGATGCAGATGAAGACGGAGCACGGCTTCGACGCCTTCCGCGCAAACGCTGACGAACTCGTCGCCTTCCTGCGCAAGCACCGCACCCAGTACGCCTATCTCTTCACGACCGCCGGGCGCGTCTGATGGAAGATTTGGGGCATTACAAGTACATCGAGTCGATGCTCGATGAGGAGCCAGACGAGGCGGCCAGGCGCTGCACGGCGCTTCTGGACAAAGACTGTGACGACCACCAGGCCATGTTCCTCATGGCCTCGGTCTTCCTGCGGGCCGAGAAGTACGGCGTGTCAGCGCTGTTCTTCCGCAGAATCACCGAGATCGTGCCCAAGCGCTCGGAGCCGTGGAACAACCTCGGTATGTGTTACGGCGGGATGAAGCAGCACCACAAGGCCCGCCAGTGCTACCTGAAGGCCTGGGATCGCGAGAAACGGCCTCTGTACGCCGCGAATGTGGGCGTCACACACATGGAAGAGCGCGACTACAAGCGCGCCATCGAATGGTCGGAGATTGCGCTGCGGATGGACCCAACATGCGTCACCGCGCTCAATACTCGCGGGCTGTCGCGCATCGCTCTGGGTCAGTGGAAAGACGGCTGGAGAGACTGCCGAGCCCAGATCGGCGGCAAGTTCCGCAAGCGCCTCCAGTTCCTCGACGAAGGGATGTGGGACGGCAAGCCCGGCACGAACCTCGTCATCTACGGCGAGCAGGGGCTTGGTGACGAAATCATGTACGCCTCCTGCGTGCCGGATGCCGCTCGTGAAAACACGGTTGTGCTCGAGTGCGATCGCAGGTTGGAGGGCCTGTTCCGACGCTCGTTCCCGCAGATCGCGGTCTACGGTACGCGGCTGGCGAAAGAAATCGAGTGGCCGAACAGCCACAAGATCGACGCCAACATTCCGTGCGGGCAATTGCCTGAGTTCTACAGGCCGACGCCTGACTCCTGTCCTGGTACTCCTTACCTAGTGGCCGACCCTGAGCGGCGCATCCAGTGGCGTGCGCTGTTCGACTCGTGGGGGCCGAAGCCAAAGATTGGCATTGCGTGGAGTGGCGGCAGCAAGCACAACAACCCCGAGGCGCGTTCGGCCGGCATCGATGCATTCCGCCCGCTGATTCAGGCCATCGACGCGGACTGGATAAGCCTTCAGTACAAGGGCGACACGCTGCGCGAGATCGAGGAGGCGGGGCTTCCGGTCAAGCACTACAAGCGCGCCAGCGAGTCGGAGGACTACGACGACGCCGCAGCGCTAGTGGCCGAACTGGATCTCTACATCGGTGTGCATACGAGCGCACACCATCTCGCTGGTGCGTTGGGCGTGCCGTCCATCGTGTTCACCAACGAAAAGAGCAACTGGAACTACCAGCCAGAGCTGCGCAAGTTCCCTTGGTATCAAACGACCACGTTGTTCCCGCAGAAGCCGGGCGAGACGTGGACTCAGACTATGGAGCGACTAGCAAATGATCCCGCTCTACTGCGGATTCGACCAGCGCGAAGCGGCGGCGTATCACGTCTTCTGCCAATCGGTGATTCAGACCGCTACCAGCCCAGTAGCGTTCTACCCGCTTGCGCTGAAGCTGCTACCTGAGTACACCGAGACTCACACCGACGGCTCCAATCAGTTCATCTACAGCCGCTTCCTCGTCCCGTTCCTCCAGGACTATCGCGGCTGGGCCATCTTTGCCGATGGCGACATGCTCTGCCGGGCCGACATCTCGGAACTGTGGGCCATGCGCGACCAGCGGTATGCGGTGATGGTGGCGAAGCACAATTACACCTCCAAGGCACAGAGGAAGTACATCGGCACTTCGCTCGAGACGCACAACGCGGTCTACCCGCGCAAGAACTGGTCAAGCGTGATGCTGTGGAACTGCGGCCACCCGGCGAACCGGATCCTGACGCCGAAGTACGTTGAGGAGCACTCCGGGCGTGTCCTGCACCGCTTCGAGCACCTGCACGATGAGCAGATTGGTGATCTGCCGCGCGAGTGGAACTGGCTGGCGAGCGAGTACGAGCACAACCCGGATGCAAAGCTCGTGCATTACACGCTGGGCGTGCCGGGCATGGAGCACTACAAGGACTGCGACCACTCGGCCGAATGGCACCTGGCGCGCGAGCTGGTGAACCACATCGAGGCCTGAGGTTATGAAGGTTCCATTCAGAAACGTGCACGTCACAACGTGGCGGCAGTGGATAGCCTATACGGTCTATTGCTTGCTGATCCTCAAGGTCTGCCCAAACTTTCAGAGCAGACGGCACATCAAGCCACCTTGTAGAGCCTGCGGTTCGTGAACGTTACGTTCAAGCACTGCGGAGAGCACCTTGCCTCCAGCCGCTACAGGGCGATCATCCCCACCGCTGAGCTAGCAAAGCTCGGCATCGGCCCAGGCTCTGAGTGGGTCGTGATGGGCAAGCACAACTGGAACTGGGACGAGCAGACCGCCGGCTACAGCAAGAAGTGCTTTGATGTCTGTGACGACAACTTCGACCACCCGCAGTGGGGTGAGCACTACCACCTGTGCTGTCTCAAGGCCGATCTGGTGACGTGCAACAGCGCGGAGATGCAACGCATCATCCACGAGCGCACGGGCAAGGACGCCATCGCGATCCCGGACCCCTACGAGCAGCCAGAGAAACCTCCCCGGGTTCATGACAAGCTGCTGTGGTTCGGCCACCGGACCAACTTGCGCGACTTGGCCCCATGGGTGGGAAAACTCAAGAACCTCGAGGTGGTCTCTAACTTCGAAGGCACCACGCCTTGGAGCCCGCAGGAGATGGATCGCGCTTTTGATAGGGCCGGCCTGGTCGTGATCCCTACCGGCAAATCCATGGCGAAGTCCGCCAACAGGGCGATCGAATCCCTCCGCAGGGGCCTGTTCCCTGTGTGCGGATACCTCCCATCATACGGCGACCTCGGGGTTTATGTTGGCGATATTGGCGATGGCGTGAAATGGGCGCTATCCCACCAAGACGAGGTTATCTCGCGCATCAAGCGCGCACAGGCATATATCCGTGGTGAGTATTCGCCGCGCAGGATTGGAGCGCTATGGAAAGCAGCCCTATTCGGCTAAACTTGGGCGCAGGCGCGCAGCGGTTCCCTGGGTTTATTTCGGTAGACCTTGCGAATAACTGGACCAGCATCCAACCCGACGTGGTTGCCGATGTGACGGGAGGGCTGCCGTTTCCCGACGACTATGCCGACGAGGTTCACGCCTACCACGTCTACGAGCACATCTACCGCTGGAAGAGCGAGGACGTGCTGAAAGAGTGGATCCGGGTTCTGAAGCCCGGCGGGCTCCTGGTGCTGGAAATGCCGTGCCTGGACAAGATCCTGGACGCATTCATCTGGTACGCAGAACGCCAGAAGCCAGCGCCGATCCACCTGACGATGTGGGGCCTGTTCGGTGACCCTCGGTACAAGAACGAGGCCATGTGCCACCGCTGGTGCTATTCGGCATCAGAACTGCGTGACCTCCTGACCTACGCCGGGCAAGTCGATATCACCGAAGCGGAGCCACAGACGCACCAGCCAGTGCGCGACATGAGGTTTGAGAGCAGGAAGCCATGGCGACAACCTACAGTGCCCTGAAGACCGAGATTGCGGACTTTGTGAACCGCAGTGACCTCACGTCTGTCGTTGACACGTTCATCGACCAGGCCGAGGCGGAGATGCAAATCAGGGTGAAGGAAATCGAGTTCGAGACGCGCTCGACGGTCACGGTGACGGCTGGCGTTGCGACGCTGCCCACAGGCTGGCTTTCGGCTCGCTCCGTGATCTGGAACGGCGACACCGCTCGCAGGTTGTCCTACGTGACCCCCGACAAGCTGGAGATGGTCAACGCCAGCAGTCCGTCATTCGTGAACTACTACACCATCGTCGGCGCACAACTGCGGTTCGCTGACGACGGCGACGGCTCGGTGATCGCCACCTACAACGCCAAGTTCACGCCGCTCTCCGACTCCAACACCTCGAATTCGATCCTGGCCGAGTTCCCATCGGCCTACCTGTACGGTGCACTGAAACACGCTGCGGTGTACCTGAAGGACTTCGAGGCTGCACGCAACTACGAGGCGCTGTTTGACCAGCAGATGGCGCTTGTGATCGCCAACAACGCCGAGCGCAAGTACGCAGGAGCGGCGCTTCAGGTGAGGCCGGCGTGAGTCGCATGAAGAACTGGCGGGGTTGCCGTGCTCTAGAAGCCCCAGCAGGAGGGTCGCGCCCGGTTTGGCTACCGGTTACCCCGCCCACTGCGCCGAAGCGCCGCCAGTCCGAGGATGACTATACATCATGATCGAGCTTCTCGGCTTCTCGCCCGACCTGGATCCGACGACGCCGGGGGTCATCACCGACTGCACCCAGCTTGTGCCGTCAGACAAGGGTATGGCGTCAGCGCCGTCTCCTGTCGATCCTGGATCTGACGTGCTCGTGGCCGACTGCCGAGGGGCTGCAGTGCTCCAGAACACCGCCGGCACGAGGCGCACCATTGCTGGCACGCAATCGAAGCTGTACGAGCTATCCGGCACGTCTTGGGCTGACGTTTCCACTGGCACCTATACCGGCTCGGGCGAGAACCGCTGGAGCTTTGCCCAGTTCGGCGACGTGGCGCTGGCATCGAATGATGTCGTCGCTCTCCAGTCGTCCACCTCCGGCACCTTCGCGACCATCGCGGGCTCGCCCAAGGCGCGGATGATCGTCGCGGCCAAAGACTTCGTACTGGCCTTCGATACCAACGACGCTGGCTTTGGCGACTCTCCAGACCGTTGGTGGTGCAGCGCCTACCAGAATGCGTCGAGCTGGACGATCAACGCTTCGGTGCAGGCCACCTCTGGCCGCCTGATCGGTTCTGGCGGTGCCATCACCGCAGCCATCCGGTTCGGCCAGCAGGTTATTGCATTCAAGCGTTCCGACATGTTCGTCGGCTCCTATGTCGGGCCGCCGCCGGTCTGGCAGTGGGACCAGGTTCCTGGCGATGTCGGCTGCATTGGCCCTGAGGCGGTGTGCGACATCGGTGGGCGAATCGTGTTCGTTGGCGATGACGATATCTGGCTGTACGACGGTACTCGGCCTACGCCTATCGCGTCGGCGCTGCGGCAATGGTTCTTCAACGACTCGAGCGCGACCTATCGCTACCGGACCATCGTCACCCACGACAAGCAGAACAGCCGCGTATGGTTCTTCTAC